TTTGTTTCTATATGAGCAGCCCCGCTATTTGCAGAATTGATTATTCCGACAGAAACTGGAGTTAAGAACTTTGGACGAAATTTTTCAGGTATATTAAAAAGGACATCTCCGTAATTACGACCATTGTATAGTTCATTAGAGTCCAAAGTCAAAATACAAATGTTACCAATTTTCTGAATTAACCCTACTGTAAGTCTCGAATCTATTATGTGACTATCAACTTTGAATAAATTTTCCACTTTATCTGAAAGCGGTTTATTGGAAATTGCCCTAAATTTCCCTGAATCGTTGTATGTCAGACTATTGTCTTCGATACATTCGTAGTAGAATTTTGTAACGTTATCAAAATAGCATTTCCCTCTAACTTTATCCCCTGCATCTTGAATATTTCCAGCAAATTCTAATCCCATTATTTCATTTAATCTTGAATCAACGTTTATCACAATAAATTGACTTCCGTTATATGTTAATTCATAAGTTTTATTCGGTTTAAAATCTCCTGACTCTATTTGCTTTAAGTTTCCGTTGTACTCTTTTAAAATTGTATAATCATTATTATTCAACCTTAATTTTGTCGTTGAATTAGTATTTTTAGAATCAACGTTTATTCTTAATTTTAAATCATTGTTTATTCCAAACTCGTTTAATCCATCTAAATTACAGACATAATAATCTATATTCAAATTTGTTGTTTTGTTTGCTTGCAAGGTGTGTACGTTTCCAAGTTGTAAGCCATCATAAATTTCTTCTGTTTCAGGCGTTCCGTTTTCTCTAATGTTCCCAAATGCTGGGACAATACTTTTTATTTTATTGTTTCCTCTGTTAGTTTCTTCCACTTCGTAATGTGTAGGAAACTCAACTTGCTGTGCCTTAAATTTCGTTAATTTTGCCATTATTTCCTCCTATTTCAAATTAATAATATTGTCTTCACCTAAATCAAATTGCCCTAGCTTGTTGCGACCAAATCGACCAAATCTTGAATATGCAAAGTCGCAAACTGGATTTCTTTTAGCTTCATTTTTAATTACATTTTGACCTAATGTTTTTCTTCCGAATCTCATTCTAACTACATAATTATCCAAGCATTTATGTGTATTTACTTTTACACCACCACCAACAATATTGCTTAAATCCAGTTCATCAATTAGCGAGTAATCGTACTCTTTATTGCTTATAAATTTAACATCATATAGAGCCGGTTCGTTGTCTGTGTTCACATTAATTGCTGGTGTTAGTCCAGTAAACATTTCTCCGATATTACTGATAGTTTCAAGGTTAGGAACTAATTTATACTTTCTCATTGCTAATTTGATTCTATTTCTGTATCTGTCGTCAGTCTGCCCATTCCTCGAAACATCAAATTTTTCTCCTAAATCATCCAAAAATTCTCCGTTTGCATAATCTACTAAATGTTGTTTTTCTATTAAGTTATAAATTCTGTCGACTTCATCAAATAATTTAGACACAGCTTTGTAAAAAGACTTTATATTGCTATTCTTTTTAAGCCACCACGGACATTTTGACATCATATAATCAAAATTACTCTGCATATTCTGCCACCTCGTTAAATCCTAACTCTAGCACCTTTTTAAATCCGTTTGTTTCATTTTTAAATTTAAAAGTGACATCTATATTAAGCAATCTGTCAGCCGAATAGATCTGCCTGATGTACTCGCTTTCACAACGATATGATGTGATATAATCACCAACTTCTACACTTTTTAAGTACTCTTTTACAATATCTTTCAAATTATCCAGCAAAATGTTAGTATCTTTTGCCGCAGTAAAATCAATGTTCACTTCTATTTCTCGTTTTTGCGGTCTATAAAACTTAATTTCTCTGTCTATCCCTTGATTGTCTTTAACTGTTACAATTGTATCTCCATTCATTTGTATAGCCTGATCTTTTTTTCTCCATATTGCTTTTGCTATATCTTCATTTCTTCCACCGTCCACAATTAAAACAATCGACTTCGGTTCTAATCCTTTGCTATCAACTGTCATTGTTTTATTTTCGTCAGCATAAACAGATTTAACACCTTCCTGTTTTAATACTTCCGCTCTAATTCCATCCAAATTCCATTCGCTCTCATTACGACTTAAAAACCAACGCTCAATGTATTCATTATCACTTTCTTGCCCCTGTCCACCAGCTGCAATCTCATTTTGTTTAAAGTCATAAACTCCATTTACAACTTTAACTATCTTGATAATGCTCCCAATCTCTTTGTTCCCTTGCTCTCCTGCAGTATCACAAGCAAACTCAAAAGTAGTTTTATTGTTCAGTGTTCCATTTTGATTAAGTGAGTATCTTATTCCATCGTTTGCCTCAAGTATTACATCACCTTTTTCAAGATCTACATTGAGCCCACCAATTAATTCAATTTTGACAGTTGCGCGACTTTCTTGCTTTCTTTTAAAAAAAAATGGACTATTTGCTAAATGCTCATCTATTTCAATTCCTTCACAATTAAGCAAATTCATTTTATCAGCTTGAATCTGTTGCCGTTCCATTTTTTCTCTCAAAAGCCTAGCGACTGGATACATCAGCATATACCAAGCACTCCGTTTGTCGTTAGAATAATCAGCTTTTAATAATGTTTTTAATTCATTATTTAAAATATTCATATTGTCCTGAACCGTATTGACTTTTATTTTTGCCAACCTATCCCAACTCCTTTCATTAAAGTTTTCTCGTTGTCATTAAAAATGATACCAATATTAACTTTTAAATGCCTGTTCTCGTACTCATATACTTCAACATAGCATCTACTTAAATAGTCTCTAAAATTATTTAATATCTTATCTCTAATATGCTCTAACACTTCGTTTTCATTTCCGTGAGTTCCAAATAACTTTTCAAAATTCAATCCATATTTAGTGTCGTATTCAAGTTCTCCCTCACGAACATGCAACATTAAAACAATTTGCTGGATCACTTCAAAATATTTTTCTTTTGCTTTAAAAAATTGCGCATCACCATTTTCAATATACAATTCGCCAGTTGCATTATTCAATTTAATATCCATAAATCACACTCCTTTACGGATGAATGTAAGGAACTCCACCCTTACTCGTTCCACTCTCTGTATCAACTGCTTTCGCTTTCACTTCTCCACTCTCTATATTTCCAGTTTTGATGTTTCCTTCCATTTTTATGTTTCCGTTTATTCCTATTGAGCTTGGCTCTACATCAGGGTTTACATCAGTTGGAATATAAAAAGGCAATGCAATAGCATTTGTAAGATTATGCCGTTTATTTGTATTTGCTGTTGTGCTTTCTTTTGAAATATATCCACTAGCGTCTCGGCTTAAAATTAAAATTGGAACTACATCACCAGCTTTAAATTTAACTTTTAAATTAAATTTTTTGTTCCCTAATTGGCACATTGGGACATGTAAAATAGGCGGTAATTTAACATCTTGGAACTCTGCCATTGGCTCAACATCCACAAATCCATTTCCATGCACTTTTGTTATTTTAGCAATCAAAGATGTATCTATTTTCCCAAGCATTGCTTTCACATATTCTTCCATCATTTTCTTCTACCTTTTCCTTTGCTTCTCTTAACTTGAGCAACTTTTCCTTTTTTATTTTCTTCCTTTTCAACTTTTTTGATTTCATCATTGTTCTTTTTGACATCTGAGTCATTATTAACTACTCTTACTTTCAAAGTCATTTTGAAATCACTAATATCACTGATTTCAACAATTTGACACATCGTTGAGATTTCATTACTTATCAATTCAATTAAATCACCTTTTTTTAAATAATAAATTAACAAGCATTTAATTTCATAATCATATTTAAGTTCTTCTTTTTTTTCTGTTTTTTTAGATTGACTACTGTTTTTTGAGCTTTTTGTTACTTTTTTGCTTGATTTCTTTGTTGTTTTGCTACCTGTTTTACTTGTCTTTTCGACTTTATAACTTATTTCTTCAATATTTTGTGGCTTAGGCTCTTCTAAAAGTCCACTTTGATAACTCAATTTAACAACCTTTTCCGTGTTTATTTCATTGTGATAAATATAGATAAAGTCATTTTTTGTAGTCATCTGGCTGTCACAATCTTTTACAATTTGACCTATTTCATACAATCCGCTGCCTAAAATGCTTTCTCCAATGCTATAAACTTTATCATTCTTTAGTTCACATTGCTTAACAGTAAATCCGCACTTATTCGCTAAATCGTTAATTATTGTACTTGCTGTCGTATTTGGAGCATAAGCGGCACTAACTAACTTCTTAAAATCTGTTGGAACTTCACGGCATTTTAATTTCAAGATTCTGTCATCAACTTCTTTTCTAGTCACAATACCACTAGCCACTTCGCCTATGTCTGTTCTATATCCAGCTACAAGTCTAACACTATCCTTTAATTTTACTTTAGCAATAGTCGTATTTGTTAGCCCTTTTATCTCCAAATCAAACTCGTTAGGTTCTTCGTTTACTGATTTATAACTCCATTTTATTTCAACCCCATTTATAACGCTCGGATCATTTAAATTAAAATCTTTCGGAAAAATAAAATTTAAGTCACCTTCGGTTGTTTGAATCTTTATTTCTGTTCGCTCCAAAAATAATTTATTAAGCATTTTTTTCTCCTAGATTAAATATATCAAAATATTCTAAAAATATAGTTTCGCAAAAATTTTCGTAAGTAATCGGAACTTCTTTTTTATCAAAACTAAGCGGCACGATATAACAATTTAAAAACTTATTATTTATATTGTTGTTTTCATCTTTGTTTATAAACCAGCCAAGCGGACGTCCATATATAAGTTTTTCGTTTTCAAGCATTATCTCACCATTTTCGTTCATCACATCAACATAAATTCGATTATTGCTTTTAAAATGCTTAATTCTAAGCAAATATATTTCATTTCCGCTTTTAAATGTAAACACGTAAGGAATTTTCTTTTTATCTATCTCAATTCTCATTTCAAAAATCCTCCAAAACTAAGACCGCTGTCTTTTGTTCCTGCAACTCCTGTTTTTTGCTCATCTTTCAATGTAGTTGCTTCCGAATCTAAAACATCGCCTTTTCTCATCAAGTAAGCAAACTCCAAAACTTCAAAATCAATTTCAAATTCTAGCGTTGACTGTGTGCTGTAACTTCGTGAAACTTTAGTAATAACCATATCCTCTATTGTCTCAACCGTAGAAATTGTGCACAACGTTTTCTTTTGCCACAATTCCACGATTTGTTCATAAATACTTTCAGCATTTTTAGTAACCAAATCACTCAAAATAACAGAAATACTATATTTTCTGTTACCGTGTGAAACATTACTGCTTATCAATGTGCTATCTCTATCCTCAAGCGAATGAGTTTTAACACTGCTATCCCTTTCATCACTTTTTATTTGTACCCACTCAAGTTCTATGTCATTGATTTTACACCTTTCAGCTTCTTTAAAGAGTTTAAAGCCAAACATACTGTCAAAAAATTGATTGACTTCCGTGGAATGAGCCAAGGCAATGCCATAAGCAGTTGCCCCAATGCTTCCTAAAACACTATTGAATCCTATGTTGTATAACTTGTTTTTTGTTCCTTCATAAGCTATTTTCCCAAAAGGATTCCCTTTTATTTTTTGCTTACTTGCGTTTAATCCGCTAAAATCCATTGCCTAACCTCCCATCGCTATATATTTTTCTTCAAAAAATCTTCTCAAAATTTCTTCAATTTTTCTTGTTAGTTCTCTATCATTTCCACTTGAATTTTCGACAACAATTGTAGGTGAAAAAATGTTTTGCGAACTTCCGCCATTATTTGATTTACTACTAGAACTTGATTTTTTACTGTCAATCGCTTTCTTAGATGATTTACCAAACTGATCTCTCATCATTCTTCTTGTTGCTTCAGCGGTTGAAATTCTAGTACCTTGCGGCAAGTTCATAGTCATTTCCTCATTAGCTAAGAACTGTTGACCGCTTGGCAGCCTAATCATTTCTGCACCTTTTTCTGCAACAGTGACTGGTCCACCTTCCCACGACTTGTCACCTATATATCTGCCTTTACCACCACCTAAAAATCCAAGCCAAGACGGCGGCTTAATTTTAAACATACCTGCTATTTTACTTGCTATACCACTTACCACACTTGCTAATCCATTAAAAAAGCCTTTAATTGCATTAATCACACCCTGTGCAATACTTTTTGCCTTGTTGAATCCTTGAGTAAAAAATGTAGCAATTTTATTTACTACTGCACCAATCGAATTAATAACTCCTGAAATAACAGAGAGTACTGCTCCCATAACACTAGCAACTACACCTATTATTGCCGAGAACACTCCAACTACAACTCCTACAATTCCAGCAAATACACCGATTACAACTTGAGCAACTGGAACTATTGCCGATATTAATACTGCTCCTATTTGCAAGATAATACCAATCACTGGAATCAAAGCAGTACCAATTT